GTAGGAAGAAAGCCTTTAGAAATAAAGAATGTAGTATCAAATGTTGCTGATAGTTTAAGTGCATTAAGTCCATTAGTTGCTACAAAAGTATTAAATCAATTAACTCCAAATGAAGTAAGAGCAATAATAGGCAAAGCAGGATTAGAAGGTGGCGATTTATTAGCACCAAGCACTGATGTAGCAGCACCCGCAGGATTTGAAAGTGATAGAATGTGTAATCACGACTTTACTTCTGCACAAGATAACTTGGATTTGGAAGTATTTATGAAGTATGGTGAACCTGCTGAAAACTTTGTTTCTTTAAAACGCAAAAAAACTATGATGTCAAGTCAAGATTTTGCATTAACTGATGGAGAAAAAGGTGTATTAGACTTAATCAAGAAAACACCAGATATAAGCAAAGAGGATATAGCTAAAATACTTAAGATAAGTGTTGATAGAGTAGAAGGATTAATTGAAACTTTAATAGGTGACAAGTTAATTGTAGATAATAAAGGAATATTAAACATAACTACAAAAGGAGATGCTACTAAATTGCCATCATTTGATGAGTTATTGATACGTTATAAGTACGAAAAAAGAGATTCTGCACCACCATTAAGTGAAGGTGGTAGTAGTAGAGAATTTTGTGAAGCTATGATGAGTAATGATAGGTATTATACAAGAGAAGACATCATAAATATAGGCAATGATTTAGGTCAATTATATGGAATTCCAAACTATGATGCATTTACTCGTAGAGGTGGGTGGTATCACGACCCATTAAAGAACGTGAATTTACCTTATTGTAGGCACATTTGGGTTCAATCAATCGTTAAAAAAATTAAATAAATAAGATATGGCACAAGAAGTATTATTTTTAAGTGAGCAAACCTTAAAAGATAGGTCAGTTTTACAAGACAATGTGGATATGAAAGTAGTAAAACCTACAATTGCGGATGTACAAAAGTATTATATCTTACCTATTATGGGTACACAATTGTACAATGAGGTAATAAATCAGATTAGAACATCTACTTTGTCGGTTTTAAACACTACTTTACTTAATGATTATATCACAGATGTAATGGTTTGGTATTGTAGAATGGAATTACCTATGGCTATGAACTATAAATACTTTAATAAAGCAGTAGGAGTACAAAATGCAGACAATATGCAACCTGCATCTATGCAAGATATTGAGAGATTGATGGATGATGCTCGTAATAAGGCACAAGTATATGCACAAAGAATGACTAATTACTTACTGGCTAACTCGGTTCAATATCCATTATACTTAAACCAAGTAAACACAAATGTAGATACAATATTTGCCAAGCAAAACAACTATAATAGTGGATTAGTATTAGGCTATGGTAATGGTTGTCAAGGTCAATATAATTTTCAAGGAATAAAGATTCAACCATCTGAAAAAAGATGTTCTTGGTGCTAATTAATAAGGAGAAAACAAATGGAATTTTATACATTAAATCAAGTTTTAAATCTTATAGAAACTATTTCTAACAGTCACGCACAAGTTAACTACTATAACTTCGGAGAAGATGCAGAAATAAGCGCAAGTGAACAAGAAAGATACCCATTAGTTTGGGCTGATGTAAAGGATTCAAATATTGATACTAATACATTATCATTAACTATTGAATTAAAGGTATTAGACATCGTTAAAACGGATAATAACAATGAGAAAGATGTGTTATCAGATACGTTAAGTATTGCGCAAGATATTTATTCAATACTTACATCATACGCATATCAAGATTACTTTATTTTGCAAACTGCAACTCCATTAATTCCAATAAGAGAAGCTATGCCAGATATCGTTAATGGTTGGCAGATGACTTTGAACTTCCAATTGATGCAAGATAGGAATCGTTGTCAAGTACCTTTGAAATAAAAAGAATTAAATATATTATTAAGTATAAAAATAAAATTATGACAGATTTAGGCAAAATAATTGGTTCAGGTGGATGTGAGTTCATAGCAGCAGCATCAGCAAAAACAGGTAAAACTTATTCAGGAATTGTAATTAATACTGATGCAGTAATTGGAACTTTAGAAGTAAACGGAGTGAACGTATTAACTACAAAAGGTTTTAATGCAGTTACAGTTAGCGCAGGTATGTTTATACCAGCAGCAGCAGGAACAAGCATTACTGCTATTACTTTAACTTCGGGAACTGCAATAGGTTATAACTTCCAATAAGTATGTTAGGAATAACTACAACCAACGCACGAGTTGGCGGATTTCGTGGTGGTGTTTCTGCAGAAGCTAAAACTATCTATAACCGAATTATAGCAGATGGTGGAGTATCAAACTTATCACGATTAAACTTTTTCGTAAAAGGTTTAAAAGCTATTTATGGTGATTTAGCAAACGTGCCTGTGTGTTACGATGCACATTGGATTGGCTATAAATTAGGCAGTGGAACAGGTGCAACAGCAGGACAAGCAGCAGCTAAACTTTATAGTTTAACAGTAGCAGGTGATGCAGTACAATCAACAGCAGCAAGTCAGCCATTGTTATTAGCGCATAATGGAGATAATTATTTTTATGTTCCAAGAGTAGATGGTAATAACTGTACAACACCTGATACAGTTGCAAGTAGAATAGCAGGTGATATTGAGATTATAAGTTATATAGAATTAAAAGGAACAGAAGCGGATAGAACTATTGTAGGCAAAGGAGATACAAGTAATGCTAATTATATTTTAGCAGTTTCGACTTCAAATATACCATATTTTGTAAATGGGGATTTGATTTCTAAAAATGCAACAGCAGCATTGCCAAACGTAAATACTTGGTTAAGGGTTACAAGAGTAAGTAGTACAGGAGATATTAAGTTTTGGACTTCAACAGATGCCAAAACAACAGCGCCTTTATCAGTTAATTGGACTCAATTAGGTACAACTATTTCAGGACCAACAGGGGCGAGGACAACCACAACTGGAGTTGTTACAATTGGCAAATATTCAGCATACACAGGCAACTCTTTTAATGGTTCAATATTTAGAGTAACAATATCAAACTCAATCGGTGGCGCACCTGTAGTAGACTTCAACCCTGCAACATACAACGCAAGTACAAGTCAAACTGCTTGGACAAGTAGCACAGGTGAAGTTTGGACAATTAACACAAGTACAGCCACGACAGGGTATAAAGGGGTTTTAGTTGATAGGACTATTGTTCAAGGGGATTATATAAACGATAGTTTGTCAAGCAGTATTAATAGAAGTTCAATTAATACAACTTTTATTGCTGCTAAAGGTTTTATAAACGACAATACTGGTTCTGCTTATATTGCAAAGCCTTCAAGCGGAACTGCAAATATTATTATTTATGGAACAACGGGTACGTTTCTTTGGATGAATGCTTATGCTTCTAATGTAAATATTTCAAGAGTTGTAAATGCTTTAGAATTATATACAATTACCAATAATTCAGGAGTAAACAATGCTATTTCTAAAAATAATGGAGCAGAAAATACAAATACTTACACTCCTAATAATATGGGGAGTGGTTTAGTTTTAATGAGCGCAAATTTCTGCCTTAATTCTTATATTGAATCAAGTTCTCAAAATAGCTCTATTGAAAAAACTGCTATGTATAATTTTATTAAAACACTAAATAATAACGCATTTTAATGGAAGAGAATATAATTTACCCACGTTTTTATAAATGTGCTACAATTGCTGAATTTAAGTTATTAGATGATAGATGCTGTGAGTTATTAGGCTTACCTAACAATGAAGATACAAACGATTATGCTAATCCAATAGTAGATATAAACGGATTCAATTGGCTTGTAGTTAATACTGACATAGCAAGTTTATTTACTGAATCTGAAATCTTGGCAATGGTGCAATTTGATGAAATAGTTTTACCAATAGTTAATCCGTAATGAATAAGAATATTTTATTAGTAATAGAAAATGGATTTGCTTGGGCAGGTGTATTAACTGCATTCGCTATGGCTATTCTTCCAATCATTCAAGTTTTAGCAGGAGCAGCAGCACTTATATTCTCAATTTTATCAATAGCTAAAATTTGCAAGAATTGGTATGAAAAAGATTAGACAAAATTGGGAGAGTAAATTAAGCACTTTAATGGGGTTTATAGTTGCTATTTCTACTGCTTGGATAACTATTGATTGGGTTACATTTGACATCAATAAAGAGTACCCAAAATTG